ATGGGGGCGGCGTTCGGACCAGCTCCAACAGGTGCTAGGAACTCTTCTAATTCTTCTTCGTCTTCCTCAATGCCATAGGCATTTGATTCTTTGATTTTTTTTCTAATACGTCTCTTGGGTGCAATTTCTGTTAGAAAGATCTTGATAGCTTCAAGCAACAACATACTTTTAGCATATTCTGGATTGGTCATATATGAATTGAAATCACTATTTTCAACTATCTGTTGCTTTTCATAAAGCACAGACTCTTGAAGCTGTTCAACTTGCCTAGTAGTCTTGGTGTCAAAATTTATTCTAACACCATGGATATGATCCAATGTGCCAAGAATTTGATTCAACTTATATTGTGATCTATTAGTCATATAAATCTCAAGCCTTTCTAAAATTACAAAACGACATGTAATTACTAATACAATTACATTTATTTAGCCGTTTTAAAATTTTATCAGGCGTATTTAATTTATAGGTGACTGATCAAATCTTTGAGATTTCTTTTGACTTCCATTGCTCGCTGTACGCTGGCTTGTTGACGAGCTTCATATAAAGATTGTTTCTCTAAGGATCTGTTCTTTGCGGCTGCTGCTGATTTTCTTTTATATGACAATGCATCAACTTTATGACTCGCATAAAGAGTATCATATTCAAAAAGTTTACTGATCTTGATATTGTTGACATAGAATCCTTGATTCAACAATTTGACTGCGCTTAATGCTGTTTCATACAAAGTGATTTGTTCAGCAATCGTATCACCACTTCTAATGTGTTTGATATTGTAGTATTGTTTACCGGCCATTCTGCCAGTGTCTTCCAATACTTCAATTTGATAAGCACCAACCTTGACTCCTGTTTCATTTACAGAGGTTGTGATGGCAGTTCTTACCTCAGTATTACGAGACGATTCCAACACCATTTCTTCTGCGACGTCGTCGGTGATACTGTTTAGTTTTTTTAGAACATCAGCCATTGCTGAAATTTCTTTGTTACCAACTTGCCCTGGGCCCAAAAGTTCAACCGCTGAACTCTTGTTTTCTTGCAATGGAGTTTGACTGCCCATTGGAGGTTCTGGCATGGGTCCGCCATTTAATATAGCTCGCAATCGAGCCATTTCATAAACTTCTTGAGGGCTTACTGTCATTGATTAGTCTTTCCATACATCATCAAGTTCATTATAAACAAATGCTATCTTTTCATCAATTTTAATTCTATCGAAAACACCTCTGATAACCAACCCTCTGGCTACCTCTTGTTCTCGATCAGTTAAAGAATGTTTGGTAACTGGGTCCATGCTGGAACGAACTCGCTCAACCAATAGCATCTCCTCGTTGCTAACGCCAATCAACATGTTGCCTTGTATCTCAATAAACTTCATTATGGAGCAATCTTATTTTTAAGGTATAGGGCTTCTTCCATTGTCAAAGTCAGAGTTACTGCACCTCTGGGTTCATGAGAAAAAGAAACACCTTCAATTGCTGCATTTAATTTACCAACTATGGATTGCTGCTTTTGATCAAAATCTTCATTAACAGTTTCTTTAGACTCAATACCAGCAAGTTGCATCATTCTAGCAATGGGTTCCAATGTGGTCATGCCCATGACCATCTCATCCAATTTGGTCAACGCATCTTTTGAAACCATCTTCAGACTGCCTTCCAACATGATGCCAGCAGTGTGACCAGGACCATTTGGAATTCGAATTTGTACTTCTTGGTTTTCATAAAGCACAACTTCATCGATCTCAAATTCAACTGTGGATTCAGATACAATAGCTGCAATTTCGGCTTTAGAGAAATGCCTCTTGGCTCGACGGCTCCACCTGTCTTTACGACTGTCATACAGATCAACAGACTCGTCTAAATCTACTTGAGTATATTTCTTTAATGGTTTCATAACGGATCCTTTACTACTGGGTGCTAAGAATGAATTGGACAAATAATCGGCTAGCTTTTTAGTCATTATCAAACTCCTTGTCCACTGGGAACAATGGTTTGGTATTCATTTCTTTGGGTTGAGGCATCAAAGGCACTTCGGTTTTTACCTTGGTCAATCTACCTTCTTTACGCACAAACATGATTTGATTATATGTTACTTTGGTCAATAAAGGATCTATTATCATTTGAGTTCTTTCCATATAGTATATTATTTACCAATCAGACAAAAAGAAAGGTACTGTTTCCAGTACCTTTCTAATTTAGTATCTCTAATTTAAAATTAGAGTGTGTTGGTCAAGAATGCCATAGTGTTTCTATTGGTTGCACTCAATGTTTCAAACACTGCTGTCTGAAGTACTGGTGAAGCCAAGTCGACTACTGCTGTGCCTTGGATTGAATCCAAGAACTGGAAACCACCAGCGTTGGTGTTGTCAGTTGATGTAGCAGCTTGAACTAGCCATGGAGCCAATCTATCAGTTGCGAACTTAACAGTGTATACAGTTGCACTTGAGCTGTAAGCTGAACCAAATGCTGTTGCATAGCTGTAACCAGTGTATGTAGCAGTTGATGGGTTACCAACAGTTGCTGAAGTAACACTCATTGCTACCAAGCTGGCGCGCATTTCAAACAATTGCATCAACAAGTTCAAGTTGGCTTGCTTGTTGAAAGCATCTTGATAAGATGTCTGTGTTGCATATGTTTGAGTAGTACCACTACCATCAATTACTGAAATTGATACCCAACCTGAAGCTGGGATGTACAAGTCAACTACTGGTACAGTTACGTTGGTTTGAGCTACTGGTACGATAGTAGCCACACTGTAATATGAAATGTTAGCAGTGATAAATTCGCCTGCTTTGGCATTTCCAAAAACGCGATCGGTCATATTTGCTCTCCTAAGATTAAAATTGCAAAGTTTTGTGTTTGCTAGTTATTTATGTAAAACAGTCAAAAATACTAACTTATGCGATTTATTTCTTTTTTCCTTTGCGTTTCTTACGACTTCTTCTGTGTTCAACTTTCTTGACCCAGCCAAACAAACTGGGAGTGCGGCTAATTGTTTGGTGTCCCATGGGTGAGGCCACACTGGCAATAGATGCTGCTCCGGTGGCTCCGCCACTAGCAAATTCCATTAATTGTACTTGTTCTTCAAATGCTTCTGCATTCTGTTCAATCTCAGTTGTATCGCCTCCCAAGAAATCGATCAATTGATCTGCTTTTCTTAAGCTTGCCAATTTTCTATCATGCTTGCCTTCAAAATCTTCTGACGACCATGCCACTGGATCCACAAGTTTGGCCACGCTTTTTCTTTTCTCAGCATCCTCTGGCTCTAATTGGTCTACCAACAAGTTGTCTAACTGATCTTGTTCTCGCAAACCATACTTCTCAATGTTGTTTAGAGTCTCTAACAAGTATCTAACTTCTTGACTTGATGATCTATTATTCATTAAATGCCTCATATATTGTATATGTATTTACCACAACCTTAGATTAGTATAAATAATTTGAATATCTCATATAAAGGCATATGACGTGACCAACAATATTCTAGATGAACTTAGTAAATTTGTTCCTGCTAAAAATAAACATGTGGTGATTGAGAGTAGAGCAACTCATGTCATAGCCAGTGTCAGCAATTTGGTCCAGTTGATTAATGAATCATATACTGTTGAAGAGTCGGAGGAGTTGATCAAGCGATTGTATAGAAGCATTATATCAGGAGACGAAAAGAAATTTTCCAGAAAGATCAGAGAAATAAAAGAATCCAAATGATAAAAGAAACCAAATTGGAACAACAAATAAGACAAGAGCTTGATGAAAGTATATTGAGCTTATTAACATTGCCATTTAACAATGATCGAGAAATTGGGGCAATTACTATTGCTGATAAAATCAAGCTGCATTTAGATAATGCCAAAGCATTACAAGCAACCGAAAAAATAATTAAACAAAGTGTGATTACATATGTAAAAGATTTCAATTTGCTCATGGGAAAATACAGAAAGAACTTGTCCACTGTGCAGTTCAGATCATTGACATCGTTTGTAATCAATCATGTGGCGCCTCAATTTAACGGTGATGGTGATGATAACGAGCGTGTTACCATAAGTGATATACCTCTGATTTTAAATGATGTGGCCATGAAAAAATTTGCATCCAAGCATGGTATAAAAATACCAGATATTCAAACCATGAGAACATCCACAAGCAGCATGGCAAAATATTTTGCAGACTCTAATAGAGGGTTATCTAACGTTACTGGCAAGGTGAATTTGTTTATCATACTTTTCATAGAACTAGCATTCAGACGAGCTATGGAAAAACGAGACAAGTGGGATCAAGAGGCAGATGAAACCCATACTCATGGAGCACAACATGATGCATCAGATCAAGGTCATCTGAACGCAAACGGAACTGTGGTGTATAACGGTATTACGTGGATAAGGCACGATGATGGCAGTTGGTCAGACTTAGCTGACTCAACTGCAAGGCACCGACCGAATGAACAAGAGTTGATAAACATTTCTAGAATTTCTAATAAGACCTCAGATGGGCATGTTTCAGCCGAAGCATGATTAATATGATTTTTCATCTAGGACCAATGCATCTTTCATGTTATAATGCAAAAAATTAAAGGTACTGATTTTGAGATTCGACCAACTTGTATTAACAGAAGCCAAAGCAAGGATTGATCATCCAGAAGATCTGATATTCAATCTGGGTGCTCCTGGCGCCACATTGGCGTTGAACATACTCAGAGACAGTGTATCGCATCCCAATCACATCAGCATCAAGTTCGATGGATCTCCTGCACTGATCATAGGCAGAGATGAAATAGGGTTCACAGTTACCGACAAGGCTGGATTCAACAATAGAAAGCCAGAAGGATTGCCTCGGAACCAAGATCAATTGTTGAGCATGCTATATAACCGCATGCCTGATCAACCTGGTCGAGGACAGTTCGCACAAGCCATTGCCGAGCTTTGGAGATACTTTGAAAAAATGCTGCCCAGCAACTTTCAAGGTTTTGTTCAATGTGATTTGATGTGGACTCAAACCCCATCCGTTGTTGACGGCAAATATGTTTTTAAACCCAACAAAGTTGTTTATAAGGTCGATACCCAAAGTCCATTAGGCCAGGCCATCGGAGCCAGCAAAATTGGTATCGTTCTGCATAGTTATTTTAGCGATAGATACCAAGCTGAGCCACAGGCGCTGTCACATATGGACAACATCAAAATTAACGCCGTACCAGGCCTCTTGGTATTAAATCCTAAATTAGATCTTAGCACTGTTCTAAAATGGCCAGACGAGCTGGGCCAACAAATCAGCTCATTAATCACCAAAGAGTATGATGCAATTAACGATTTTTTGAGCCCTGTGAATCTCAGAACGGCAAAAATTAGTAACTTGCCTCAACTTATGAAAAAATATGTCAATGTGGTTGTACGATCAGGTAGTAACAATTGGGATGCATTAGACAGTGGATTTAAATCATGGTTTGAATCAGACTCGTCTATTACTCCCAGCAAAACATCTAATATTGTATTATACATCGCAGAACACCAAGCTGCATATCAAGCCACGTGGGCAGTTGTAAAAAATATCATTCATATCAAGATGAACATCAAGCATCAACTTGATAGCGCAATCGACGGTATCATACATGCTGAGATCAAGGGACAACCAGGCCACGAAGGCTATGTCAGTGACAGCAGCATGGGCAAAATCAAATTAGTTGACCGCCCATATTTCATGCAAGATGATTTCAACGTTTAATCAATCCTCGTAATTGACTTAAATCTTTGACTTTGGTTTCATTGTCTGCTGTGGGTGCTGCTGTCTTATTATTCTTTCTTCTCAGTTCAGCAAATACATCTGCGCTGGATGTGCCTTCCTGTGCAGCCATTGCTTCTTCTGGTTCCATATCAAATATTCTCAAAGTATTGGGATCAAATCCCAAATACACTTTGCTGCCCACACCACTACTGCTTCTTGTTTTTAGAAACTGTAATAAGTATTGGCCGCGCTCTTTCATTGCAGTGCTGGCATAGATACTCATAACATTGTCTGCTGTTTGGATTTTACTGATGCCGCCTGCAATCATACTATGGTCATGCTCTGGTTCATTTACGGAGCTACGATTCAACTGTGATGCAGTCACAACAATGATGTTGCGTTCAACTCCCAATCCCCTGAGCTCCTCAGTCACAAACTTGTCTTTGATGTTCAGGTTGCTTAGGTCAATGTTTTTACTATTTGGAAACAACAAATCCAAATAGTCTACCACAATCGCATCTGGGCGCTTCTGTGTTTGAATTTCATAATTCTTCAAATATGCTTTGATATCATTTACTGTGCTACCTTGTGGCATCTGTTTAACATGCAATGCACCAGATTTGAATCCAATGTTTCTAACTTTGAGCTCTACTTCGTCTAACTTCTTAAAGATCTCTTTGGTCCCAACATCAGTCAGCATGCTGTCCAATCGCATGCTGGTCAATCCTTCACTCAATTCCAAACTCAAATAAACCACATTCAATCCCTGACGTATCAAATTCAAAGATATATTTTGCAAGAATAGACTTTTGCCCATACCTGATGCACCACAGAAGATTGAGATCTCTCCTTTGTTCAATCCGCCATACAGCTTTTCATCCACTGTTTTCCATCCGGTAGATACCTGCCCATTTTTATCTTTAATCAACATCAATCGATCTCTAGGGTTTTCAAAATAATTAGTTCCCAAATCACTTTGCAAGCTGATGAGAATTGCTTCTCTGACCAATCTCTCAACTTCAGCATAGTTGCCCTTTTCGACCAAATCACTACTGGTAATAACTGCATCTGCGATAGCTCGGTTCTTACAAAAACCTTCTATCTCATCCAAAAAGCTTTCTTGGTGTTGTATGGTTATGTCTTCAATGATTTCAAAGTTCAATCCAGTCTCTGTATTGACCTGAACAGTCTTGGGTAACACACTATATTTTTCAGTATATGCCATAATGAATCTCATGGCAGGTCTCAGCTTGTTTACAAAATATTTGTCCTTGAGAATATTTTGACACCTAGCATAGATATCTTCACTGCTCAGAAGTATGTCTATCAACAGTTTTTGTTTTTCTTCACTGTATTCGTGAATAACTGCTTCTTTACGTTCTCTTGCCATTTACCGCCTGTACATCTTTCGTTTGACATTAATCATAGTATTGTTATTGGTTTTGGAATCCAGTATGCTCTTCAGAGTATATATTCTACCATATCGTTTTGCAGCATCCGCAGCATCTTTTATGTCATCCTCCCAGTCTGGAAAGCTGACATACCATCCTTCTAGCAATGCTTGGTCAATCAACCCTTGGTTTTTTCTTTGTCGATCTGGGACTACTATTTTAATCTTGTCTGAGCTGTTCAAATTATGTAATTGTTCTTTGCTGAACTCACTGCCCAACACTGCTATGCCATCTGTGGCAATAGCATCAAATGGTCCTTCATGTATCAAACAATACTTTCTGTCTCGACGATGCATACTGTCAAAATTAAAGAAATACCCTTCTGGTATTTGACTGTTCCAATATCTAGGTATGTCTTTGGGTGGGTTGGGCAACACATGTCTCGCACTCCAACCCACAATCCTATTTTGATAATAGAATGGAATGATCAACCTATTGTTCATATTAGACTTGCCCACAAGACTTGGGCTCCAATAATAGTCATAGCTCTTGGCCAACGATTCGCCTCGGTTATTATAGAGATAATCTAGTACTTGATAAAAATCCTCAGACTCGTGTCCTTGGCTTAGCCAATAATCGATGCTGTGCGATTCTGGCGGCAATGATTGATCCACAAAGTTATGAACGCTCTCAACCCAATATTTGGACTTCTCGGGTATTATGCCATCTATCTTGTTTTTCAACAACAGCAGCTTGAGTTCATTGATTTCAGATTGTTCTATTCCCAACCATTGCAGCAATTGCGCGCCTTTGAAAGACAAGGACGTTTCATCAAATACAACTCTGAACCCACAGTTATAACAGTTATATGCAGTATGGTTAGCATCAAATAACAAGTTGCCTCTGAAGCGAGTATCTGCTTTGTGTCCTCTGTGATGACAACAGACACCACAAAATATCTTCCATCCTCGATTTGAATTTCGATTGGGGATGGGAATATGACGACTTATTAATTGCTGGGTACTGTACATCTTACAGTCGAGTATGCCATGCAGGCATACTGGAATTCAAGTCAATTCTTATACAATATCAAATCAAAAGTACCTGTATTCAATTGACTAGGCAAGTATTGGAAACGTACCCAATAAGCATTCAACGAGAAATTAAAGTATTGTATGCTGGGTGAATCAGTGGTGTATTCGTAATAGTCTGTGCCTTGACCAATGGGCCAATTACTCCATTCAGAATCCAATGGAGGTTCGTTGTTGAGACTGACTTGAATCCAAAATTTGCCCACGAACCCTGTGGTATAAACCACAACTGTATGCATGCCATTTGTTTGTCCTGCTTGTGAATCTCCAGCATAGGCACCAGTTGAATATAGGATGCTATAATCACCATATGGGATATCAACAAATTGTTTGGATCCTATATTGATTGCAGGTACCAAGTTACTGGCAATACCTTCTATTAGTTCAAAATTGCCAAATGTCCCTCGGTTAAGATCAGTATAAAGATATTTGTCTACCCCGTTGGCGTCTGTGGTCTGTACATTGTATTCATAATAGCCAGTGGTCCAATCGGTGATCTCTTCTGGTAGCAATATCAAACTGGCCTTACCTGCCAATTGATCCACAATCTTTACTGCCTTCTCCAACAGTATCTCTTGTGTTTCCACATTGCGTACTCGAACCAATATTTGTACACTGGACAAATTAATTGGTTTGCGATCATTATTGCGTACAATAAAATCTAGACTGTTAGTGATTCCTTTATAAACCTTGGTGTTATACTGTATCATGGGTAGATTTATATTCCTTGTTACTATGTCTTCCTGACTTAATTGTATGTATTCTTTGTCCTGATATAAAAAAATTATACTCATTATTTGATTCTACTCGTGTTCAGTTATTTATCATTCATAAATAACCGTGAACATTTTCAAAGATTTCAATGGACAATAATCAAGACCTCTGCACACACTTTCCTTTTTTAACAGTAATATCATATTTAAAGGTAGAATATGTGGGCATAATTCAAAATGCCGACAACAATTTTATCAGTATGTATGTGCTTACTCAAAACTACACAGACGAAATGAAGCAAGAATTTATCGAATGTGGAGAAGATTGGTGGTGGGAATCCAACAGAACCATACCCATCAACTTGTTTCTTAAAACTAGATTCGCAAAGTTCAAACCATTCCTGCGAGTTTTTGCTAGAAAAGAATGTAACATCATAAGTGGTCCAGTTGTCAACTTGACTGACATGAGCAGCAAACGCATCAAACGCCGCACCATCATATTGGTCAAGAGCGACGATTAAAAGCCTGTACTTTTTTTGCTAACACTGTTTGAAAAGCTGGTTCGCCATGCATATCATCGTCCTCAAACCACATTGATTTGTCGTATTCTTTTTTAATACTTGCAAAATCTAATGTGACCAATTTGGTAAATGCATCTTTGGGGTTTGACAAAAAATCTTTGATCGTGGGACCGCGGACTGTAAAAGCAGTGTCTAAATATTTAAGATAATTGCCCAATCCTGCTCGTTGCATCGCGCCATCAAATGATTTGATTATGTTGTTCTTATATCCTCGAGTGTAGCAATCATGATCTGTATTGCGTATGGCCGTTATTAAATCTTTTTCATCTGCTGCATGCATTTCTAGAATCTCTGAAATGGGCGCAGACGAATTTCCTGGATATTTACGATCAATGTAAGCTTCTAAATCTTGTACTGCTGGCAGAGGCATGCGTTCTTCAATGATACCCTTAAGGGTTATTCGTTCTGGTGGTAATGAATCTATATAATAATCACTGTCAATTGCAATATCAAATGCTCGCATGGTTTCATAATTAATAAACCTAGCTGCAAAGTCGTAAATATTTTCTACCTTTACACATACATGATCATCTTGAACCAAGTAATGTTTTCCACCAATACAATGACGTTGAATTATATCAATTTCAGAATCCGATAGGTCATCAATCCATTGTTTGAGTTTAGAATTCCCAAACGCACTAACATCTCTTTGATCCATTATTTGTATACTGGCTGATTCTGGTTTATCAGAATAATAACATTGAAAACATTCACCGTCTGTTACAAAGCTTTGTTTGTCTGCTACAATCAACAAACGTTGGCCGTCATATATGCCGTAACTATCAAACAAAGAATCTCTTTTTGGATACCTAGACCATTTATAACCCCATGCGGTGCACCAATCAGTATTTCGACCCCAGAAGCCTGCGGCTCGTTGGGTTTTTGGTATGACCACAATTTTCTCTGCATCTTCATGAACAATGATAGATTCTTGATGTGCAGCGTTGATTTCGTCTGGAGGTATTATGCCGTTAGGACCATGAAGCCCACCATTTGCTCCCAGGGTCTTACGAATCATATCAGATAAGTCTGCCGCGGATCTGATTTGTATGATATCTCGTTGTGGCATCAAATGTTTGTTGCGATCAAACAACTCCAAATCATCTTTGACTCCAATCAAATCTTCCCATGAATTAATCCCTTCATTGACATACCTAGGCAATATCCAATTCAGTAGATATGTTTTCTTTTTAGTTGGGTCAAATTCGGCAATTAAATTAATTAGATCTAGATCTGAAATCTTGCTCTCATCCAACAAGTATTGATTAAAAGGACCGTGCTCGAACGTGGGATCTCTACTTAGTCGCTTTCTGAGCTTTGGGCCCCAGTTTTTGGCTGTGAGTTCATAATTAATCGCTTCAGCAATGATTTCGTAATAACGCATTCATTATTTATTAGTCGCCCAGAGTGGTAACCGTGACTGTGACACCTCGGGCAATACCATTTTCGTCTACTTCAATGGTCTGTGGTTTTTGCGCCAGCTGTTCTTGCTCGGCTGCTTCTTTTTCATCACTCCACTTTTGAAAGTCTCGAGCATGACACAATGCAAACGATGTGGCATCTTCTTGATTTTCAAAACGCACATAACTTTTATATAAACCAGTCTTTGGATTTCTAGATAGACTAAAATCAATTGCGTCGTCTGCATCGCACAGTGTTTCAAAAACATCTGACAGTTGCGACTCGACCAATCTTGGAGACCTAAACAAAAAGCCATCTGTGAGCTTCTGATTTCTCTCCAAAGGATTATTTTCTAAGTTTTCAACCAAATTGGTTTCGAACGTGGCATCTGCATTCTTTGCAGTCACAGTGTGTCCAAACATACTGCTGGTCACATTGAGGTCTAGAGGTTCATAAGTCATAAACACACCTTAAAAATTATAATACGTTTATAAAGTATCTTTTGCTATTGGTCAACCTCAGATTCGATCAACAGATTGGCATGCACTACCACCACATGTGAATACCCAAGGGCATGTGATTTTTTAAAGAAATAAGTATCATCGTCTGTTTTGGTCCATACCTCATGTTGTACGGCATCAAAACCATGTAGTTTGCATTTATTGATTAAATGTTTTTTGCTGGGTCGTATCAAAGCCAATATAATGGCCAGATCCATGATGGATTTGGGTTTAAGGTCTGCAACCAACTTGCTATAGTTACTGATATGAAACAGCTTTTCACAAAATTCTTTTTCATAGAGTCGGTTCCAATCCAATGGAATATTCATCAACTTCAATAGATGTTGTTCATCTCGAACTTGCTCATATACACCCACATTCAATAAGTCGATCTTATAACAATGTTTCTCGGCGGCCACCTTATGATCCAAACTGCACTGTCCTGTTACAGGATCTACCGGCACTGCATGAAAATAAACACCGGTATTGTGTTTGGTCAATTGTTGATCTCGATATATGCTGGCGGCCACATATGGGATGTTTTGTAATGCATGATCCCTGTCAGCAAAATCAATGTCAACGTCGCCTCTGTTATGGCTCATAGCTCACTTTTCTTTTCAATTCATTTTCTAAGCGCTTGATAAGCTTGTCTTGATTCTCTAGTTTATCCGTTTGTTTTCTAATAGAATTTTGCATTGATTTCACTGTTTGTTCAAGGTTTCTAACTTTGATCAACAATGTCTGCAATGCAATGTCACGATTCTTTTCAGAGATTAGTTCTTTGTGTTTTTCTATGGGAGTAATAGCATCTATTTCTTCATTCTCTGTTTCATCTGAAACAGCCGCATCCTGATACATGTCAGTATCAATTACTTGATCTCTTAATTTGTTTGCCATATTAATCCTTTCAACTATGTTACTTTAAACACAGTATTTTAATCAACTTTTTTTCCAGTCAAAGGATTCCAACTCCGACCGTCGACGATCAGCAACGGATGATTTAATAGTACCGAAAAGTCTCTGCCAGTATCATTACTCATACGTTCTATTGCGTTTATGCATTGTTGACTTACCAAGATTTGATTAAGGTATCTTTTTAAATGTCGGATATCGCCCACAACAAATTCTTCAGCTTCTCTGCGATTTCCATAATAATCAATTTGTAAAATGCGTTTGTCTTGTTTGAGTCTGTCATAGTCCAAAACAAAAATAATTCCGTATCCACTAGCCCACGCTCTGGCAAACTCCACAGACCTAGTTAAACTTACGCCTGTATAATATTCTTCGTCTGACGAAACGGTATCTCGCTGCCTTCTGGGTAATTCTATTTTAAAAGGTTCATCTTTGTGTTTGATTACTTTGGTAACTGGATGGCTGATGAAACCTTTGATACAATTATCATTAATGATTTCCACAGCGCTTAGTTCATCTGTGCTGTGATATACATGCCAAGGATTAACAGCTTCTGAAAGTTCAAACATCACCAATTCCTGCAAGACCAATAATTGGCTCGCCATTTGGGTCCTGGATTGGTATCACAATGATGACGAGCTCTATAAGATTTTCTATGTTTGGGAAATCTCTTCTTAATAGTCATATTAGGGTCGCCAAAATTTACTTTGACAATATTGCCTTTGCCATTTTTGGTATAAACTGAAAATTTCTTGGGACCATTTGGAGTTCTGAAAGGCTTATTCAATTGAACCTTTCGTCCGTGATATTCTTCTTCTACTAGATAGTTGACTTTTTTTAACCATCCATATTTTAAAAAGAACTCGTCACCATGCAATGTTTCTTCGTACAAATCTTTTATCTTCATAATACTATTTATTTTATAGACTCATACTCCGGCATCAGATAGTGTGCTTCTTAAAAAGTTTACTCCTTCAGTGTTCTTACTGAATTTAATCTTCCAAGAATGTATGGGTGCAAATTCTTTGATCATGGACAGTTGTTCTGGTGTGCATCTATCAAACAAATCAATTGCACTGTCCACATTATATAATACCCATGGACTAATGCGGCCTCGCTTTAACCAAAGCACTGCTTGGCCAGGGCTGATCTTTCTAAAAAAGTCTGTCCAAGGCTCGCTAGTTTCTTGACTCCATTGTTGCATCAATAATATGTTTCTCTCCAAGGCCTCTTCTGGTGATTCCTTCTTGGTCAACTCTCTGACATATTGATCGTATACAGTGTCATTGCACCAATGATTGATAGGAATGTTGGCTCGAATCACATAATCAATAAACCGTTTGGGATCAATAGCGTTCAAATCTGTGATATGTTTGCCAAATTTATAGAAGCTGGAATAATAGTTGCTGTCCATAAACTCCTTATAACTACGTTTGAGTTTTTGTCCAGTACTGTTCATACTGAGTTCATAAAACCTAGACCAAGCAAGGAATGCATATCTAGCCTGAGGTTGATCACGCATGAACCAACGACGCTTTTTTTCACAGCTATGATTTATTAATCCTCGTTCTTGTGCAAATGCTCGGGAACAGAACTCACATTTCCAATTATTCAATGTTGGCATATTCTTTGGCAATGACCTGTGCTTCTTCGGGCGTTAATCCACATTCTATGGCCAGCTGCTTGATGCTGGTCTTGTCATACATATTAATCAATATTTCTAATTCATCTTCGTTGACATCGGGATATTGTTGTTTGAAAAACTCGTTTAATTTTTTTGTAGCCACATTTTTACGTTTGGATATCCATGGTCTGTTCTGTCTGCGGCCCAATCCAGTTATACACATCAATTTGTGCTGAAGCTCTGGATGTTTGGTCAATTCCCAATGACCCACATTGACTAAATCATTTACCATTATGACTGCATCACCGCATTGTGCATTTTGACTGGGCAAGCTGCTCATATATCTCATTAACAGTAGTGGCACATAGCCTTTCTTCTCTTCCTCACTGAGGTTTTCATAAAAATTCATATTGCCTTGATCTATGGATGTGAGTACAGAAAACAAATCAAGTTTATAGGTTTTTTTAGCAACAGCCATCTAAATCTCCAACTCAAATTATGATACTTGTTATGGGAATCGAACTCAAGAATAATAATTCGCCTTATTTTAGACAGATTGATAAATAAAACGACATACAAGGAGATTAACATGGGTCGCCCTATTAAAAAAGCTTTTATTGGTAATACAGCGCTTGCAGCAGCATCGGTTTCAATTAGTGCATGGGTTGCAGGAGACAACCAAGCAAGAACAGGTTGGATTGTAAACCAAAAAGGTGATAACAACTATACCGTAAACACTTCCAACGCAGGTGTAACTTATGTGGGACTAACAACACTGACCAACGGAGCTCCTGCTGCTGCTGGGCAGGCCTCATTGTTGATCACACCATATGGTGCTGCTGGTAGCGGTGTAAACGGCACAGCAAACGTAAAACTATATAGCCCAGGCACACTTTCAGTATTGGGTACTGGCGCATATACAGCCAGCTACATTCCAGGTGAAGTGCTAGCACTAACAGGCGGAACAAGCACCAGTGCTGCTAACTTAACAATTCAAACTGTTCAAGTACGTATTGCTCCAGTTGTTTCAAGTGGTAACGGATATACAGTGGGTGACACATTCACATTTAACAGTGCAAGATTTGCTACTCCAGCAGTATTAGCAGTGGCTACCACAACAGGTAACGGACAGGTTGCAACAGTAACAGTTACATCAGGTGGTTCATATACCAGCACAACGTTACCTGTGGGTGCACAAGCAGCCAACGTTGCAGTTACTTCAAACGCAAGTGTTGGTACAGCACCCACATTTAACCTTGGTTGGGCTCCCAAGACATTGACCATTAACAACGCAGGTGTATATTCCAGCGTTCCAACTAACCCAGTTGCTACAACAGGTAGTGCTGCTGGCACAGGCGCAACTATCAATGTGTCTTGGTCAGTTAGTTCTGTGTATGTAAACTCAGGTGGCACTGGATATGATGGTCCGGGTGCAGTAAACGTATCATTCAACCCAGCTTCATTAGTTGGTCCTCAGGCCATAGCTACTGCAACTGTAAGTGCTGCTACTGGCAACGTAACTGCTGTCACAGTTAATGCTGGTGGATCTTACTCAACTGTTCCAGGCGTAATTTTCGCTAACAGTGCAACAACAAAATATGCTTACAAGCTAAAGGACAGAACTGTCACAGCATTTGATGGTTCATCTTATCAATGGCTTGCAACAGGATCAACACTTCTCCCAGGACAAGCTATTATCCCAACGGCATAAACCTTCTCGCTCACTACTTAATAAGTAGATAGCAGACTCAGGCAAAACCCCTAGAAAACCGTAGCGATCTAGGGGTTTTGTTTTATCTGAAGGTTCTGATAAATAATGGTGTTAGCTCAATAATCGGAGAATTAAATGGCAATAATTAAAATTTCAGTAATCAACGAAACCACTGTGTTAAAAGACCACGACATTGTCCCAGTTGTCAAAGCACTTCAAGTTCAGGTACATCGAGACTTTGCACCTCATTGGGGCATTGATGCAGACATTGTTTATGTGCCTTCAGGACATAAAGCAGATCCAAACACCTGGTGGTTAGTATTGTTGGACGATAGTGATCAACAAGGTGCATTAGGGTATCATGATCTTACGCCGACCGGTTTGCCTATGGGCAAAGTTTTTGTCAAGACAGATCTAAAATACAAATTGGCTTGGTCAGTAACAATGAGCCATGAAATACTAGAAATGATCGCTGACCCAGATGTTGATTTGACCGTGTTTAATCAAACATCAAACACCTCAGGGTACCTATATGCGTTTGAAATGTGTGATCCTGTAGAAGATGATTCTTTTGGATATGCAATCGGAAGTGTCAAAGTTTCAAACTTTGTGCTGCCATCATATTTCCAACCAGGCATTCCAGGCCACAAATGGGATTTCTTAGGCAAGTTGCCTGGACCGGTTCCAGCTATGTTGACCGGCGGATATCTTAGCCAGTTTCCAGTGAATCAACCCAACGACAACAGCGGTTGGTCACAGATCACAGCAGAACTAGTTAATGAAGCAACTCATTCAAGAACAAAAGGCAGCGGTGGTGGAATGAGAAAGGTCAAGAGAGCTAACAAGGATACCATACGTAAAAGTCACGACTCACTGCTTTAAAATAATTTTCTAATATCAATGGCCTCGGGCACCTTGCCTATGTCTTTAATAAAGAATGCGCAGAGGGGTTCGGGGCCGTCGTCTAACGGTACTGCTAATAAATGTCCATTTTTTAACTTGGGAAAATACCATTTTACATCTGGCCAAATATTAACTATTTCAAATTTCGTAAACTTGGGCATGTAACCATTCACAGGGTTATAAGTAAACACATCAAAATCTTTGTCATTCAAATATATAAGAGGCATGATTTCTAAGTCGCCACTATTGATATCACCAATGATCACAGACCAATCCAAAGGCATTTGAATATTTTTATCGCCTATCTTGATATCCACACAAGGACTATTAAAACTTTCTAAAAATATTAATGGGATAAAATAATAATCCACGTCACTTTGATCACTATAGTCCAACACACAATAGTTTATTTCAGATGCAGCTTCTGGTATTTGATTAATGTTGTATGTGGTGTTGTCGGCGGTTAAAAGTCTCATGATCTTCTTTTTAATATTTGTACTACAAATATTTACCAAGAATTTTACATGGTTATATTAGATAATCTACTTTTTCTATAGTATACGGATACTTAGCTGTATCGTAGTGTTTCTTTCTTGCTGCCAAATGTCTTTTGCTGAATTTACAAGTGCTGGTAATATCATAGATCATTGCATGATCTTTATCGTTGGCCATTCGCAAACCTCGACCAATACTTTGAATAACCCGAATAAAGCTTTTACCTGGCTCCACCATTACTAGATTAAAGATACGAGGTATATCCAATCCAACAGCCGCTACACCAAAGGTCGCAATCACAACCTGATCGTCTAAGATACGAATGGTATCATATGTTTTTGCTCGGTCTTTGGTTTTGACACCGCCACTAACAAACACACTATTAGGTATCAATTCTGCTAACTTTTTTCCAGTCTCAATTCTGTCCACAAGCACAACCGTGTTACCAGAATCTTTGATGTTCATAATCGTGCTGGCCATCCATTTCAATCTAGCAGTGTCTGTGGTCAAGAACTTGAGCTCATCTGGATATCTATTATATACCGCAGACTCTCTGGTTTGTAATATATTGACATGACAGTTTGCAAGTACTCCTTGCTCTTGCAATTCAGCAGCATGCAATTCTCCAACCACTGGACCGATAGCACTCAACAAACTTAACTTGTCTTGCTCTAACTCTGGTAAGGTTCCAGTCATGCCCCATCGAATAGGAATGTGTGCAAATGTTTGTGTTAATAAGTTGGTCAATACCTCTGCTCGAACTTGGTGGGTTTCATCGGATATAACACAGACCAAATTGTTTAAGAATTCCTCTAACTGTCCTTGATCAAGACAGTCTTTGGATTTTTGATCCAGCACATTTAAACTTTGCCAGGTACAAATAGTATGAGTTCGATTATATTCTTTTCTACCACCAAATAATACACCAACATCAAGTCCAAGATTTATGTAATCTCTTTCTGTTTGAGCAACCAAATCAATGTTTGGGACTATTACGATGCTTCTACCATACTTCTCGACAATTGAACTCAAGGTAGCCGTGATCAGTGTTTTGCCAGCACCTGTGGCTGCTACCTGAATAGATTGAGGGTTTTCAATAAAACGATTAACTATGTCTATTTGATAATCTCTGAGCACTATGGGTTGTCCTGCAAACCGGTGCTTTTCAGGCCAAATTTTACCTTCATAAAAATTCTCATTTATTGTCTCAAAAGAAAAATCAAAAGGAGGTCTTAGGTCTTCAATATCAATCTCGTATTCTGCATTCTGGATGATGGGCAACACTCGATCTAATAGGTTAAGGTAAGTTCTACCACCCACAGTCATAAAGCTTTTGGTTCCATCCCAGCGCCCCAATTTAAAAGCAGCACTGTACCTTGCACCCGGAATGAAATACTTGAGTGCATTAACACATGCTCGACGCTCTGACAATTCCAGCCCGTTCACTTTTATGTTGACTTCGTCTTCAATAATTATTTTGGCTATTTTCATCTGTCGTTATTTTCAATAGTGGCATCTTCAAGTCCGGCTGTACGTAGACGAACTATATGACCAATTTGAAATTGCTTGGCATCTAGACCTTTAATCACAGCCAAATATTTGTTACGCACCAAAGCAACCTCATTGATTATATCATACATATCGTTTACATCTGATTCACCATCAATATATTTCTCAATGGCTCTGTCTTTTAAATCTCTATTATAAGCCTCCAAGTATTTCTTGTAGTGAACACTCTTCATCTTATCCAATCTATGGTTAAGAAACTTCAGCACAGCTTCTAAATCTTGAAGCTG